GGTCGCCCGCTACATAGGTGAGGACGTTGGCCTGACCGATACAGCACAAGCGGCCTTCCTACTTGCCCGAACAATAGCGGATCAACTAGGTATTTCCGACGAGTTAACTTCCGCGTTGAATCTGTATATGGATCATTTCCGGTCGGTAAGCGATAACATCGGGGTGGAAGATTCCTATTATTATCGCGTATTTATAACGACATGGCTAACGCTTATACTGGCTTCCAAGCGTATGATATTTGTTTCTTCTTGCCAGTCGTTTCTATCTGTGGCCATAATGCCATCAGCGGCTACTTTGTCCTCATTGGAGTCCCCCATGTTCTTGAAGGTTATCCGTAGCGCAATTACCTTGGAGGTGGAAAATGCTTGATTATACCAATGGGGATGCTATCCGCTTTCTTGTTAACTTCAAGGATGAAAACGGTGTGCTATTCGATCCTTCGTCTACATGGGGGAGGATTTACGATTCTTCCTCTGTGGTTGTATCGAGCGTATCGGCACTAACGCGGGTTGAAACCGGGGTTTACCGGCATGACTGGCAGACTGATCCCAGTACCATCGGATTGGGGGTCGGTGCTTTTGAGGCGTATGGGTTATCGGGTACGCTGACGTACAGACGTAGAGAAAAACTATTCCAACTGGTGTAGGGAGGAAAGAGATGGAAAAGTTCATCGCGGAACTGAAGCGGAGACTGAAAGGCACGAACGATGATTTTGGGGTTCAGGGAGCCGTTTACCACCGGCTGATCGGTCCAAACGGGGAACTGAAGCAGGAGGGAATGATTCACAATCTTGTCACCTCAGTTGGTGACAGATGGCTGTCGCACTACGTTGCAAACTCCATCGTCGGGAATCCGGCCTCGATGTGGGCCGAACTTGGGGTCAACACCACGGCCCCGCTGAAAGCCGATACTGGTCTTGGGACACTTCTCGCTGCGTCTTCTCTTGTCGTGTCCAACAACTACCCCGTTCGAGTGGATTCTCATTCGGGCGCGGGTGAGTGGACTCTCTGGAGGTATTCGTGGGGGGCGGGTGTGGCGACCTGCGGTTCCATCGGAGAGGTTGGGTTGCGGACGCAGGCCGGTTCGTTCGTCGCCCACGCGCAGGTCGCTCCGAACGTGAACAAGGCGGCGGGCGACACGCTCCAGATCGACTGGGGCTGGAAGTTCCTCGGCGCGTAAGAAGGACTGGCGGCGCAACGATTCCGCGCCCAGTTGCTTACCGGGATGCTGGCGCAAAAGGATATATGGCCCGGAGCCGCCAGTTTTACCTCAAGGGGGGAATATGCCGAAGCCGGATGGCACGAATAAAGTTTACCCGGAAGTCCGTGTTGGGTTGATGGTTCCAAGCGTTGTTGCGGAATGGGTAAGAGATGAGGCTAGAAAGTCGAACGAACAACCCATCCTCTTTCTTCGCAGGATGATTCTCGACCTATATAAAGCCGCAAATCCCGTGGCTCCTCCCGTATCCCCGATGATTGAAGTTACCGACAAGAAGGGGAACAAAGTAACCAATCTGATACAAAACACTCATCCCGGCATTGAATAATGGCCCCTGTTATCGGAAATTGCTGTTTACGCTTCGGAGAACATGATTCCACCATCCGCGTTCCAAGCGAAACAGTACCAACGCTCGGTAAAAATCACACCGTTAGTTTCTGGATTCGCTTCATGGGTAGTCAGGTTCAGGATAACTTCTATTCCATCTACGATCCCGTAACAGAAGCGGAATTAACCACCCCACCCGACAACGACAACAAGCATTTCCCGTTCGTGTTCTTTTCCGGGGATTTGACGTATCAGGCGTACAGGTGCCAGATAAACGTACAGATAGCCAGAAACTATATCATGTCCAACCACGCTTGGACTGATGGTGCGCCCGATGCTTGCAACCTGACGACTAACTATAATTTCCAGACGAATCAATGGTATCACGTTGTCGTTACGGTCGAGGAACTGACCACCTGCAAGCATTATGTCAATGGCAGGTTGCTGACGACTTTCCCGATGACCGGGACGTTTGGCCCGCCTACCGGCAGTAGGGTAGCGAATGACACGGGGAACGGTACGGATGGCTACCACGATTATCTGATCGGTTGTGCATACGACAGCGATTATTGGGAGCCAACCAATGTCCATCCGACACACGCCGTCGTTGGCGGGAAAGGTATATGGGAGGAAGCCCCCACTCGCAGTAAGAGATGGTTTGCGTTGGGAGCGGATTTGGACGAAGTTCTCGTCTACAGCAGGACGTTCGATGAAGATGAAATAAGCAACCTTTTCACCTATTGGTATGAGCATTACGGCGATACTTGGATGTCCTTCAACAACGGCGATTGCATGATGAAGTTCCACTTCGATGAGGGCGCAGGGGACACCGTAGAAAACCTCGGTTTCGGAGCGAACGGGACAATACAGAATTGCTTGTGGCTCTGCGAAGGAGGGGACTGGCCCCCCGGAGATGGTGGAGTTATTCCCCCCGGCGGTGGAGGCCCATCCTACCCCGTACCGAAGATATGGTCATGGTGCATCCCTGACCCGGTTTCGATTGGGGAAAAAACGAACGTAACGTGGGTGACTTCGTATGCCAACTTCGTTGACATCTACGAAAACATCCCCAACAGCAGGTACATCGGGCAGTTTACAACGGTAGGCTCAATCCCGTATTACCCGAGTCAATACACGCAGTTCCACCTCAAGGCGACGAGAACCGACGACCCGAAGGGTGCGCCCGATTACGCATGGTCATACGCGGACGTTCATCTGTACGGCCCGCCAAGCGGCCCCGGTGTCGATCTAATCAACGGCAACATCCTCCTTATTTCCGATTCTGGAAACTACAGGATTGTCGGCATGGGGACGGCAAGCCTCGACTATCGCGGGGCGTTGGGAACTGTCAATAGATACCAGTACGGGTCGTACAACTTTGACGAAAAATACCCCATATACCCGACCAAGTTTGAAGTTGACTCAAGGACGATGTACTTTAATGAAGGTGAATACTATTATCAAAAACACCATGGGGTAACGGCATACTACAACAGAAACCAATATGGCGCGATACAGATAACGGGCGAGTACAGATTCCATCATGGAGTCTTTGAATCGAACGACATCTGGGGTAACAAGAATTACACCCTCGGGTTCCCGAAGATGTTCCTCGGGCAAGGCGCGAATGTCGATAAGATATATCTGGTTGACAGCACGGATAACGGATCATCCTTTGAGGTCAGGGACAGGGCAACCTTCACGCTACAATCCTGCGTGTCCATTCTCGCCAACACCCGCTGGCCCGGAAATCCTAACGGATGGGGTGGACATCACACCGCGTCGGGGTATCCCGGCTTCTATGGATATCTGAACAACGACATAGCGGTTCATCCATCCGGCGGCAAGGTTTACACCGGGAGAGTATACCCGCACAACGGAGAAGGAGTGGCGTTCTGGACAGAGGCACTTGACCCGCCGACCAATCTCCTTCGTATGTACGACATCAACTGCATGGAACAGGCGGCTATCGAAACCCTCACTATAGTTTCGAGCATGAATTATCCAGTTCTATACGTTGCCTGTGACAGCGAGTTCGTTTATGGATTGCACGGCGTTCTCGTTGGTTCGTCCTGTTTCCATAAGTGGGATACGAATAGTCTCACCCTTTTAGATACTTTCGTCGTTGGTACTCCGGGGCTTATGACGGAATTAAGCAACGGCAGGGGGATAGCGACGCATAACGGGTTCATCTATGCGTTCGGGAACAACGGAACCACCCGACATTACATCAATCAGATCGACCCCCGGAGCGGCTGGATGGTCGTTCAGAGTTGGGGAAACTGCGGGTCGCGGGATACGCTGACCACATCGCTTCATACCGATTCCGAGGAATATCTTTTCAGACCGCAGTTCCCGACCATCGACCCCTATGGGCTTTTGTGGATGTGGGACAGCAAGAACTTCACCCACAAGGCGTTTCATACCGACCCGATTGCGTACTACACCAAGTTCGCCCCCCGTCAGGTATTCGGGCAAGAGGGGCGGGACAATATGTTCTACGAGCCACAAGGGATCGAAGCCGATTGGTTTACCCCCGACAACATGAGAATGTATGTCGCCTGTCCCGGCGCAGGTGAACCCCCCGGCGACTTCTATCAATTCGCCGGAACGGATTTCAAGGGATATGGCACATCGGAGATGCACGTTAGAAACCAACTGAATCAGTACGCGTTCGGAAGAAAAATGGGTAGTTGGGATGCGTCCTGCTGGCAACTTGGGATTCTTAATAACTGGACAGTTCCATACGCGAATGGACGCGGTATCGACGGCGGATACGAACCCGATCCACCCGATTGGGGCATAAACCCAATGGGGATTACTCTGGACGGCAGTTGTAACGCCTATCTATCCGTCATGGATCAGAACTACTCGTACCACAAGATAATGAGATTCGATACCAACTTGAATCTGATGAAGGTGAACTGCTTTGCAGGGGGCGGGGTATACCCGAACCAATGGTTTGACGGGTTCAATTACTGGTACGAGTTCAGAGGCATTACATACGACACGGGAAATAACTATCTCTGGATGGCGCAGGATTTCGCCGCGAGAGATTTGTTCTGGATGACCAATTCACTCGCATGGGTAGGATCAAGAGAAGTATCCAACGATGTGCCGGGGACAAGCGGGATGTACGTCCGCGATGTAACGGTATGCAGTAATCATTTGTTCGCGGTGGGGTATGGACTGGAGCATAATCTCATCCTGAAATACGACAGAAACACCATGACGATAGTTCAGGTTCACACCGCAACCAATCCCCAAGCCGATCCCGCGTACTCGTCAATCTGCAACGATGGAGTTCATATCTACTGCCTTGATCCTATCAACGGCGTTGTCGATAAATATAGGGCGAACGACTTCACGTTCGTATTGAGAAGCCTTACTAAGTGCGGGGTTGGAAGCGGGCATCTATTCGGTTCCATGGGGATAACGTGGATTCGTCCAGTACCTCGATCGATGCCGTTTTATGCCTGCGATGACACTCCAAATGTGTGGCCTCCGCTGACGTTTTCCCCTGCGGCGCGGGAGTTCGGGGATATCCCGTTTCATATGTTCAAGATAAGAATTGGGAGCGGAACCAATGATTTCATCGCGCTACAGAACAGCGACAAGCCTCTCAACTGGGGAGGTAAGGTGTGGCAGGTGTACCCGGCGAATGTCGGGCCGGTGAAGTTCCGTTCCGTTCCGTCCAATTCTGTAAAGGTGAGTGCCTCCAATGTTGACAGAGGGTTAGTAAAAGAGATGATCCTTCACCGTGTCGTCGGGAAGGAAGTTACCGTCTACAAATGCTACTGGAACAATGACTTCACGCACACAGAACCATATGTCCTGTTCAGCGGACAGGTGGAACAATTCAATGTGGAGGAAGGCGATACTTCCGCAAGTGTGAGCATGGAGTTGAAAACAGATCATTGGAATTGGACGCATCAGGTTCCGAATCACGGGTTCGGTATGTTCTGCAACTGGAGGTTCAAATCGACTACCCCCGGCTGTCAATATACCGGAGTCCAGACCGTGTGCGATAAGTCTTGGAAAATGTGCAACAAATACGGCAACGATGCAAGGTACAGGGGATTCAGATACATGAGCGAATTGGAGGATAAGGTCATCTGGTGGGGTAAGGAGAAGAAACTATGAGCGAGATGAGTTCGTGCGGAGATACCCCTGTTGGCGGGTGGGTGTCTGCCTCGATGTCGTTCAATCGGGTTGTTGGTGACATCCCCTTCTACATGATCGACTTCGATTTCAGTACACCTCTGTACCTTACCAATGCCGAAACAAATTTGGCTGCTAATGGTCATTTCTACAATCGTTTCCCGTTCGCCGTTGAAAACGTGAAGAACCTTACAGGCCCTACTCCAAAAAACGTGCGGGTCGGCGTTGCGAACATCGACCGATCCATAGCAACCGCCGTCATGTCGGAAGCGGTGCAGGGTAAACAATGCACGATCTGGAAGGCGTACTGGACTGGTTCTGCCATGACCTCCCCGTACATCCACTTTCAGGGACACATCGACATGGTGGAGATTCGGGAGGATCAGAACACGGCTCAGATATTGTTCGAGATGAAAAACGACTTTGTTCGGTGGGATAAAGACATCCCGTACAACCAATACTCCATCAACTGCAACTGGGTTTTCAAGTCCACCACGCCGGGATGTCAATACGTCGGGGTTCAATCCTTGTGCGACAAGTCCTATAAAACGTGCAACAATCTCGGTAATACCGAAAGATTCCGTGGGTTTAGATATATGTCGGAACTGGAGGACAAGGAGATATGGTGGGGGAAGGCACGGGCATCCGGTTAGGGCATCGGGAGTTCTGGAATTGCCCGTTGCTCAACGTGGAACAATGCGGGGAAATGATAAACAACTGGCTAGATATGCAGGGCCGGGGAGAGCCTTTCTACGACATCAGCGAGGCGAAGCCGGGGGACGCGATTGCTTTCTCTGGCGGGAAGTATGACAAGTGGACGTTCGCAATCTTCATTTCGCCGGGAAGGATGGCATCCACGGTAAAAGTTAAAAACTGCAAGGGGATTATATCCCCGAAACTGATGATCTTGAGAATGACCGGAATGGACGTACAGAGCAGATACTTTGCGGGAGGTATCCACATTGAGCGGCGGGACATTTCTTAGCATCGTAGGGGCCGTTATTACGATTGCGTCGGGCGGGTCGCTTGCGTGGATTGGCGTTCCCTTGATGATCGGGGGCGGCATATGGGCCGCGTATGACGCTCGAATGGCGGCAAAGGCGGCGATGGAGAAGGCCGCCAAGGAACGTCAGGGTATGAAAACGAATACTCGTACCTCTCAGCGACCGATACCCGTCGTCTATGGGGAGTGTCGGGTGGGGTCGAACCTCGTCTACGCCCACTTCGGGGGGCCGGTAGACAGCGACGGGGTTCAACGGAACAGATATTTATACATGATCCACGGCGTAAGCGAAGGGCCGATTGAACAGTTCAAGGGAGTATGGATCAATGATACAAAGGTATGGCAAGCAACGAGCGGGATGACGGACATCCAGAGCGGCTACCTCGACACGAAACTTAAACCGTATATCTATTTCAATTTCAGGAACGGATGCAGTTCGCAGGATTGGTTCCACGAAATAAACAGTATCTCTCCCCTCGGTACTCCCGTGAAGCGGTCGTGGATGTTTGGTCTGCTACCGGAAACGGAGGTCACGGTCGAAGCCGATGTGGATAAGGAGTTCAACGATAGATTCACCTGTACCGCAGTATGCCTCTCACGATTCTTGATGCCGGAACCGGATTACGGCAATCAAAGATACGAACCGCCGTGGCAGGGAATCCCAACTGTCACGTTCGACGTTCTCGGAAAGCGCGTGAGGAACATAAACGACGACATAAACGCCTACACTTGGTCGGACAACCCGGCGCACGTTCTTTATGATGTGATGACGGAAAAGCGGTATGGCTGGGGAATCCCGTCCAGCAAGATAGACCTTTCCTCGTTCCAAGGAGTCAGTTCTTTCACGGCAGGATCGGGCGATACCTATACCGGGGAAACCAATACAATTATCGACGTTGCAACGGAGGGGAAGCCCTACGGGTATATTGAGATGTACCCGGTTGGCGCGACGAGTTCACCTTATACCTTTGCCTATACTACCGGAAGCGCGAACGGAATCCTTGCGAACTCAATAACCCGTCTTCCAACGAACCCCGGCTCTATCAGAATTGAAGTGAACGGCAGAGTCAACGACCAATGGGGCAATTTTTCGGGGAACGCAAAGTGGATATACTACGCCGATAGCGCAGGGGCCATATATTCCTCCGCAATAAACAACCCCGCGTGGTGGATGGCTACATCCGATACCGGGAACGGCCCTGTCCCGGTATTCATTACTCCACCGTTCCTCGCAGGGTCGGTTAATTTCGCAACTGGACAAATAACCATTGATCCGATGTACGAATACGCGGCAGTTACCGACCAAGAGGGGTACGGAGGGTGGGTTAATTATGCCGATGCACGATCCATTCAAGTCAACTTCTTCTCCAACTGGGGGTTGAAGTTCACCGCAGGGAATGAATGGCTGGTGTCAAACGGCGTTGACATGACCGTTTGGGATGCAAGTTCCAACGCCCTTGAAACCTTCAGCGAAACAAGTTCCGGTTCCGGTATCTTCCTAGGCAACAACGGCGGGTGGGCGAAGGTTAATTATTCCGGGGGAGATGCAACCATCGTTCTCGGGGAACAGCCCGCCGGAACTGCGAATCTGTCCTTCACCTACGCCACTCTTGCCCACCGCGGATACCAGTACAACGGGATTCTGTACGACTCCCAAGCGGCGGCAGACGTTGTAAAAGACATCTGCGCCCACTTCCGAGGGTATCTGACCTACACGCAGGGAGTCTACAAACTGAATGTGGACAAGACCGGAACCCCGGTCTATGCGTTCGATGACGACAACATCAAGGCGGGATCGTTCACGATCAACCAGACACCCATATCGGAGCGTCCCAATCGAGTGAGGGTGAAGTACACGGATCGTGCTCTTAATTACGCGCAGACGGATGTAATCTTTGAGCCGGTCGATCCGGTCATCCCGCTGGATGTCGCCGTGAACGAGCATACGATCAGCCTACCGGCTCTCGTCTACCGGGATCAGGCGCACCGGATGGCGCAGACCTTGGGGCTTCAGGCGCAATTGGGGAACACCTGCGAATTCATCACCGGGCAGATGGGACTCGCCATCGAACCGGGCGATCTGATAACGGTCACTCACCCTTCTGCCGGATGGATAGACAAGATCATGCGGGTGATCGAAACGGAGGAGTTCCCGAACGAGGAAGTCAAACTCTCCTGCGTGGAGTATGACGCGAGCGTTTACGTCGATGAATATACTTCGGTTTAGGAAAGGAGTGAAACCAATGCCGTCGAGGAAGTTGGACGACCTGACCCCGGAATGTCAGGAAAAAGCGGTTGCTTTTATCGGCATTTGCGGGCTTCTCGGGATAAAGATTCTCGTTACCTGTACACTCCGTAGTAATGAGGAACAACAGGCAATATGGGATCAAGGTCGCACCAAACCGGGGAAAATCGTTACGAACGCAAGGCCGGGGCAGAGCAAGCACAACCCGGATTCTACCGGGAAGAGCAGAGCGCTTGATGTGGCCTTCCTATTGGAAAGTGGCGATGCCACTTGGGAAGGGCCATGGGAAAGACTGGGCATCATAGCATCCCTTGTGGGGCTGAAGTGGGGTGGTAACTTCGTGTCGTTCAAGGACTATCCACATTTTGAGGTATGAGGAGGGAACATGAGGTTCTGGAAGTTTCTTGTTGTCTGTTTGCTCCTGTCTCCGTTGGTGGTTGGTGCGGAAACGATCTCGTGGACGTTGCCAACGACGTTCACGGACGGAACGACCATCTCCGATGCAGACAAGGCCCGGATCACCGTCTATCTCCGAGGATGGAAGGTCGGTAATATCTCTGCCAAGACTTATTTTGGCGAAACCAGAAATGGTGGACTGTCGTGGGGTGTGTCTGGTGACAACACCTACATCATGAAGAAGATGAACGAGTGGGCGGTGACGAACGCTGTGCCGGGATGGGTTCCCCTTGTTCCCGGGGATAATGTGTATGTTACTGCAAGTGCGGCTATTTCTTGGCCTGATGAAACTGGAGCAATGCGGGAGTTTGATGGCCCAGAGAGTCCTCAATTCCGACATACGATTTATAAGGCTCCTGCCCCGCCCCCGCCAACTCCGTCTTGCACCGCACCGTCTGGACTCACCATCAAACCGTAGGAGGTAATAAATGCAGAACATCTTTATCTTTCTTCTCGGAGCAATCGCGGGGGCCGTTGCCGCCGTGATCTATTACCGAAGGAACATGGCGACGATTGAAAGCGCACTTGCAGAGGCAGTTCGGCAGCGCAAACAGGTTGAAGAGGCGTATCTCGCTCTGAAGGCGAAGATCGGAGGGTAACATGACTCTGTTTGTAGCATTGGTTCTTCTTGCAGCCATCGGCGTTGCGCTTGCCTTAATCCCGATGGACCCCGGCATCAAGCGGATCATCGTCATTGTGGTAAGTATCGTTGCGGCAGTCATTCTAATCATATGGCTATTACAGGTTACTGGGATTGGAACCGGGCCATCGCTGAGGATCGGTAAATGAGATGAGTTACTGGCTCGGGGGTGCGGTATTCGTAATCTTCGGGGTAGTGTTCTACCTATTGATGGATAAAAACGGGAGGAAATAACATGATCGAAGGAATCAAGTTACTTATCAGCGCACTCGTAGCCTTAATGGAGTCTCTGCCACAGACAAATACTACGGGAACCATCCCGACAGCGGAGTACAACGTCATCATCACCGATGCAGTAGTGGGGTTAGCCACAGGTGCCGGATTTCAAATTACCGGATTTTCTGATGACCAGATTCGCGGGGCTTCTTCTGCTCTTATCACGGCTGTTGGTGCTTGGCAGAAGGCTACAAGGGCTTAAATGAGGGGCAAGTGTTGGGGCGAGAAAGGCAACTGCTCATGGTGCGATGTCGAAATAATGGAGGGGTGCGCCGTTGGACTATCTGGCGATCATTCAGCAGTTCGTGAACATGAAAGCGGTTGTAGCGTCGGTAATCATTACGCAGATCATAAAGTATTATCTGCCAAGCCCCGCAAGTCTGATGTTGAAACCGGGAGAACATACGGCGGAAGTGGAGCCGGGAAAGTGGTGGACGCGATTACTTCCATTTGCCCCAATTTTAATTGGGATGGGATTCTGCTACTTTCTGGAAAGGGACACGCAGTACACGTTCGACGACAGCGTAAAGGGATTCATGTCAGGCGCACTCGGCTCGTATCTGTATCGGACAACTAAAGTATCCATTCTGGGTGATTAGGAGAAGAGATGTGGGCAAACCTAAAAACCTTATCTGCCAACCACCCTGTATTCACCCACATTGGAACCCTCGTCCTTGCCATATGTGCCTTTCTGATCTATTTGGCGTTGACGAAACCGGCTCCCCCGATTCAACAGCCACAAGGCCCATTGGTTGTAGCCCCCTTGCCGCCGGGAAAGCCGGGGAAGGTAGTAGAACGAATCATCGAAAAGGCGGTGCCAGTACCCGGCCCGAAGGAAATTATCTATCTGGACAAGCCAGCCCTCGGGTCAGCCCTAAAAATGCCAGAGTTGGCGTTCGTTCACGACAACGTAATAGCGGTTGCGACGGTTGCCCCGCACAAGGGAAACACTACTGCGATTGCAACGATTGGGCCGGGTGCTGATAACGTATACCGGGGCGGGATACTGCTTCGACAGGAGAAAATACCGTTCTGGGGATTGGAACGAGAATGGCATGGTGGGGTCTGGTATGGAGTAGCGGGGAGAAACGTGATCCACGGGGAATTGGAGTTCATACCTTTAAGGACTGGACCGGTTTACCCTTCGATAAAGGGGATAGCGGGACTGGAATCGGATGGCAATCTGAACGGACAACTCCTACTGGGGGTGAGGTTCTGATGGTGAACGTGGACAAACGCCTCCCGCGATGGTGGCAGATACTCTTACAGGCGATAATGCCCGCCCTTATCTTGGCAATCGTAACGTGGATCGCGTCGTCGATGGTCCAAACGACGACGGACTTGAAAGTGTACCGAGCAGAAACC